GTCAATTTATCTTCAATGATATTAATCGGGGTCAGGAAGCGCAGTTTAATTCGGGTACCAACGAGGGTTACTCTGAGGTGTGGTGGAATTACTGCTCTAAAAATAGTAATGCAATTGACCGCTATGTCATTTTTAATTACCTTGATCGGGTTTGGTATTACGGTACGTTAGATCGTACGGCTTGGCTGGACTCACCGCTTCGCCCGTTTCCAATGGCTGCAACGGAAAGCAAGATTATTGTGTATCACGAAGCGGCGGTAGACGACGGCTCAACTAACCCACCAAGCGCAATTGAATCGTATATTCAGTCTTCTGACTTTGATATTGGTGACGGCCACAACTACGGGTATGTATGGCGCATGATTCCGGACATTACTTTTGACGGATCAGATACCACAGGGCAAACTTCGGGTTACCCTTTTGTGCAGTTCACTGTTCGGCCCAAACAAAACCCCGGTTCAAACTACGGTACGGCCTTGTCCCCAACGGTAACTTCGGCGCAGAGCTACGCTGGGCAGACAACATACAACGTGCAGCAGTTCACTGAGATTGTTTATAGCCGGGTGCGTGGTCGCCAGATGGCGTTCAAAATAGAGTCAAACAGTGTTGGCACTCAGTGGCAGTTGGGTGTACCCCGAATTGATGTGCGTCCTGACGGCAGGAACTAACTATGTCCACAGGAACTACAAGAAGTCCGGCGTTACCCCTTGCGCCTGTTGAATATGACAGAACGTACATAGATACAGTTCACAACGTCCTGCGGCAGTATTTTGCTCAATTAGATAACCCCGGAGCAAGTGCCGCATCCACAAGCCGCCCTGATGCTAATACGGTAACAGCAGCCTTGAACTTTAGTCAGGTAAATCCCACTACGGGACTACGCGAAATAAGCTGCCCAACCAGCGTGGAATATGCTGCGGGCAAGCTGCGAACTGGGGACATCTATTACGATACAACGACATTTGCACTAAAGATCGTGCCGTAGCCTGCTATGTTTCTATACACTAAACTGATAGACTTCGCACATGGAACCTGATTACGTTGAATTTGCTGAGGTGGACGGGATGTGGGTCCGTGCCTACACTCTAGAGAAGCAGCACCATGTAGTCGCCCAACACGCGCATGAACACGATCATATAACCCTGCTTGCAAGCGGATCGGTTACGTTTTGGCGCAACGGCGAGCAAGTTTCACAACACGAAGCGCCAGCGGTAATCACGGTACCTGCTGGGTCTAAGCACGCTTTTGTAGCCTTGTCCGACAATGTAATTCTTTGTTGCCTTCATAATTTACGGGGTACCGGCGAGACGGCACCCAGAGCCTTAGACGAGGTGTCCTGATGCCAATACTTACTATCCCTGCTGCTATAGGCACTGGTATGACCGCTGCCCAAGCCGCCGCTGCCGCCGCTGCCGCTGCCCAAGCCGCCACCGCTGCCGCCGCTGCCACTGCCGCCACAACCGCTGCTACAACCGCTGCCGTGCCTACTCTAGCTGCTACTACTGCTGGTTCTGTTGCTCCGGGAGCGTTCGGTGCTGGCATTACTGGAGGTGGTACAGGTGCTGGTATTACGGCTGGCGCTAGTGGTGCTGGCGGGGCTGGTATTACCGCCGGTGGTGGTGGGGCTGGGGCTGGTATTGGTGCTGGTGGAGCAGGGTCTGTTACTCCGGGGGCGTTTGGTGCTGGGACTGGCGGTGCTGGAGCCGTACCGGGCGCTGAAACCCTAACCGCAAATGCTGGCCAAGGGATCATGACTGACGCTGGTGCAATGCAGTCGGGCGCTGTAGAAGTCGGGAATGTACCAATAAATGAAGCAGGTAGAGCGCAGATACAACAGCTTGTAAATGGTACTGTGCCAACAACTGTGCCAACAACTGCGCCACCTGTGCAACCGCCTTTCGCCCAGAACCCTTATGGTATGGTACCGAAGCCTCCAGCGCCAACAATGGCCGAAACAAATGCAAGTATTTTAAAATCACCCACTATGGAATTTGGTACTGGTGATGTGTCCCCCGGTACATTTAACTCGCCACAACCAACCCCTACTGCAACAGGCAACGCCCTAGATCGTGGTTTTAAATCCGCAGTGACTTTTGCCAAGGACAATCCGTACCTAGCGACAACAGCTGCAATGGGCTTGAACTATCTCATGCAGCCGGAACCGCCTGAGAAAAAGAAATATGAGCGGCGTGATATGTCCGGGTTCCAGCGCAGCGAGCCTTCAACAAGTGAGTACACACCCATATATGCACCGGCGTCTTACGCAGCTGAGGGTGGTTTGATGAGCTACGCCGTAGGTGGTCCTGTCGAACAGATGTCGGCTATGAATGCAGTAGGTGCTAACACGGGTTACCCAATGGCAAACCTGCAGACGCCTATGTACTCTAACCCCATGATGCAGAGGCCAATGCCAACCAACGTTATTGCGCCATCAGCTGACGCCGGAGTGGACCCATACACAGGTGAACCACGGTTTGCCGAAGGCGGTAATGTACCAGCAGTCGAAAAGCTCGAGGAGCGAAACCGTAAGCTTCTGGGTATTAAGACGCCACAGGAAGTCGAAGAAGATTTTGAACGCGGCCAAGACGTTATGCGCCGAGAAGGATTTGGCATCGTAACCGACTCTGACGTTGATACGCGCCGGAAAAGCCCGGCAGCGGCGGCAATAACTCAGCTAAAGAAAATAGGTAAGCGCGTTGGAACGCCCGTGTCTGACATGCCTAAGTCGGCTGTTGTGGACACCGATGTATTCCATGCTGCACAAGGCGGTATCATGCGCGATGCGGAGCGGTATGCTAAAGGTGGTGAAACTCAATATGGTGTTGCCTCTAACCCTAACCATGTAAACCCTGAAAATTACACGCGCAGTGAACTTGCGGGCGGAAGAAATCCAAACCTTAAGGCAAAACCCTCTAGAGCGCCATTTCCTGAATACACTGCTAGCACTGCACCACAAACTATGTACGTGCCTAAGTCGTATCAAGATAATCCGACGTACCAGATGCCAGTGCAACAATCTGATACAAACGACTTTTATGACTACATGGATCAACAACTTGCTAGTTACGATAACTACGGGTATGCAGCGGGTGGTGGGGTTATGAGCGGGTCACACTTGGGTGACTATTCTGATGGCGGACGTTTGTTGAAAGGACCCGGTGATGGTGTATCTGATTCTATCCCTGCTTCTATTGGCAGTCGTCAGCCTGCTCGCCTTGCTGATGGGGAATTTGTGGTCCCTGCACGAATCGTTTCTGAAATTGGAAATGGAAGCACAGAAGCCGGGGCAAGAAAACTTTACGCAATGATGGAGCGTGTTCAGAAATCACGTAAGAAGAGCATAGGCAAAAATAAAGTCGCCGTAAACTCTAAGGCTGACAAACACTTACCGGCGTAAAGATGCCCCTATATCAATTACACCCTAGTAGACTGCCAGAAACGTGGCCTATTGTTGCACCAATGTTGCAACGCGCAATTGATCTTGACCCTGAGCTAAATACTATAGAACAGGTTGAGTTTTCAGTACGCACAGGTCGTACATTTTTACTTGTGTGGGAAGACCCAGACAAAGGCATTACTGGGGCTGTGACTGTAGACATTATTGACTACCCACGTGAGCGCGTAGCGCATGTGAATTTAATGGGCGGTAAAGGCATAGTACGCCCTAATGTATTTGACGAAGCTAAAAACTGGATGCGCCTAATGGGGGCTACAACCACACAATGTTGGGCTAAAGGTACTTTGGTTCAGATGTATGAAAAAATGGGCATGGCCAACACCCATCAGGTGATGAGGGAAAAATTATGATTATCCGCAATAAATTCAACGGTTACGTAAACGGTAACAATCGACTTTACCCCGGCGGTGGTGGTGGGCAACCCACACAGAACCAAACATACAATACGAACATCCCTGAGTACGCTGAGCCGTATGTAACTACAATGCTCGGCGCGACTGAGAAGCAGGTATACAACTACGGTCCTGAAGGAAACATAACCGGCTTTCAACCGTACAAAGCTTACACAGACTACGACAGAGCGCGAGGCGGCACGGGCGAGACTGTAGCTGGTTTTACTCCCATGCAGGTTTCAGGGATGCAAGGCTTTCAGAATTATCAGTTGCCAAGGCAAACCGGTACAGCGTCTCGGATGGCGGGTATGGCGGGACTTGGTTCTATGGGTGCAGGCCAACGATACGAGCAACAAGCTACTAACCCGTACGCCACTCAAGCCTATATGTCGCCGTACATGGAAGGCGCTTTGGCTCCCCAGCTTAGAGAAGCTCAGCGGCAGTCGGTTATACAAGGGCAGCAGAACCAAGCTCAGGCTGTGCAGCAAGGTGCGTTTGGTGGCTCTCGTTCGGCTATTGTAGAAGCGGAGCGTCAACGTAATCTGGGTCAGCAGCAAGCCGACATCTACGGCAAAGGAATGCAGGACGCATTTCAAAACGCTCAACAATCTCAGCAGTTCGGTGCCAAGCTCGGCCTTGAAGGGTATGGTCAAGGTGCGCAGGCAGCAGGTCAGCTTGGCTCGTTAGGTCAGCAGCAGTACGGTCAAGAGCTTGGTCTGATGGGTAAGCGCATGGAGGTTGGTGGGCAGCAGCAGGCTTACGAGCAAAACCGCCTGAACCAGATCATCCAAGACTACGCCACATCTCAGCAGTATCCGCTTATGCAGCTGGGTGTGCTGTCCAACATGCTGCGCGGTCTGCCTATGCAAGCTGCAACTACGCAAATGTACCAAGCGCAGCCATCAGGGTTTAGTCAAGGCGCAGGCGCATTGGGAACTGGCATGACTTTGTACAACCAAGCTAAAACAGCTGGGTTCAACGTAGCCGAAGGTGGCTACATCTCTGATGAAGGCGTTAAGAAGTATGCAAAGGGTGGCATCACCGGCGAGTTCGCCGTGTCCGATATCGTCTCCAGACTTTCTGATGCACAGCTTGATGCACAGCTTAAGAACCCGAACTCCCCGCCTGAAGTCAAGGAAGCCGCAGCTAAAGAGACCCAGCGCCGTGCAGAGCTGCGCGGTATGGCCGGTGGTGGCGTGGTGGCGTTTGCCGACGAGGGCTTAGTTGAAGATCAAGCCGCAGCTCAAAAACGCTTAGAAGCTGCTGATAAAGCTTTTGATGAAGCACAGGCGCGTAAGAAAGCGTCACAGTCCGCTAATACCGACAACGCACCCCCTAATAAAACAGAACCCCTAGGCATTAAGCAAGATTACAACCTCGAAGGCGCTACAGATACAAATAAGGCTACAGCCCAAGCTCCAGCTCCAGCGGCGTCAGCGGATATAGTAGATACAGATGTAAGACGCGCTGCTGCGTTGGACGCCTATAGAAAAATGACTGCCCCGAACGAGGGTGTTACGGAAGGTGTAGCCAGCGCGGACACGACAGAAGACATTAAGAAAAGCGTACGCGACGCTATTACAAAACAGCCAGTATCGCGTGCCGACCAAAGCAGTGGGCAAGTAGCTAAGCCCACCGCGCCCGTACAAAAAGATAACACCGTTATCGACGCTATTAACAAAGGCATACTAGGCACTATACAAGCACGACCTGTATCTTCTGCGGATGGAAAAACTATGCCGCCGCCAGACGTTGCGGGTATTAAAACAGACGCCCCTAAAGCCGCACCTGCACCTGCACCCGTGGCCAAAGGCCCCGTTGATCCAGACGCTGAGCTTGCTGATTACGCGCAGACGCAGAAACTAATCAAAGACCGCTCAGTTTATGAGCAGGCTGCTCTTACACGTGAAGAACGTAAGAAGTTGGGCATCGTCAGCCCGTATGCTGGTGAACTTGAGAAGACCGACGATAAGAGACGCAAGATAGAAGCCGGTGCTAAAGACGAGTACATGGACCGCTTGTCCGAGTTCTTAATGACATGGGGTAGTCTGCCCGGCCCAACGCTGGTCGCTGCAAACCAAGCAGGGCGTCAGTTTATTGCTAACTCAATATCGGATAAGAAAGAACGTAAACGCCTGCTAGATGGCCTTGACGCAAGTGCAAGCGCGATTAAACAAGCGCAGTACCTTGAGAATCTGGGCGACCACAAAGATGCCGAGGTTAAGATTAAGGACGCCGGTAAAATTTTCTTTGAAGTCAACGAGAAGCTACGTGAAGGCAAAGTAAAAGCAGCCGAGTTTAAAAATGCTATGGACCGCACTATGGCTACGCTGTCCTCAGAAGAAGCTCGCGCTACTGCTAGGCTGCAGATGGACAAAGCGCTTAAACATATGGAAGTCAATAAAGCTACTGACTTTATGAATCAAGTTGCGATGCGTGTTGAAGGCATGGTTGCAAACGGCGCGCTTAGAAACGCAGATACAGTTAATAAAGCTATGATTGAAATTCTGGAGCTTACAAAAGGCACGGACGCTAAAATGATAAGTGCTCTTGCGTCTCTTACAGGTGCAGCCGCAGCAACAACGCAAGCTACCGTAGCCCAGACGAACGCGATCACCAATCAGCAAAAAGCGGGTACCGACCTCGCAGAAGCAAAAGGCAAACTAGCAGAGCAAGAGCGTAAAGAAATCAATAGCGCTACGCTTTTCAACCCTAGTAAAGAAAACGCAGCTAAACTGCGTAAAGCTAGAGAACAAGACGCTAATGCAAATATAGACGTTGCCAATCCAAAAAGCGCGGAACTTAAAGTGCTAAACGACATTACTAACAGCATAAAAAATAAACCAGCGTATAAACCACTGCGCGACGCGGAAGCTCCACCTGCATCAGCTGAGCCTAAGAAAGATGCAACACCAAAATCTGAGGCAGCGCCAAAAAATGAAACAAAACCCGCCTTGCGTTGGAACTCAAAAACAAACCAGTTTGAGTAGGCTAAATAATGGTACAGCGCGTTGAAGTATCCGGGGTAGGCATAGTAGAGTTCCCCGACGGGATGAGTCGGGACGAAATGGCGGCTGCGCTGCGTCAGCTACCCACACCCAAAACTGAAGCTACACCCACCCCTGCACCGGCGGCTAAGAAAGAGGCTACTGTTCGGGGGGTGGACGAGCTACCTCTTGTTGGGCGTGAGTTTCCGTCTGATATGCGTGACTTCGGTCCGCGCCCTACAAAAAATAAACTTGGCGTCATGGATGACGCTCCCCCCGCGCCGCCACAAAAAGATGCGTTTCTTCCTATTCGCCCTGAAGTTCGCCAAGCTTTAGTTAATGCTTACGACGCGGGTTCCCCACAAGAACGAGACAAACTATTAACAATCCCCGGAGCTAAGGGTGATGTTGTCCGTGAGTACGCTCAAAAGTTTGAAGCCAAACAGGACAAGCGTAGAGCGGAGTTTGAGAAACAGCAACGCACTGGCGTAGTGCTTCCCGAGCCTTTCAGAGCTGAAGAACAGTTTGGTCGCAGTGTAGAAGCTCGTACTGCGCGGTTGATTACCGCAGGGGAAAAGCCGGAGTTTGCACAAGTTGCTGCGCGGGATGCTGCCCTTGCTGGAGTACTTCCGGGTCAAGAAATTGACTACATGCGCTACAAAGGTTTGGCGGAGCCGGTTGATGTAGACGATGCCACCGTTGCAGAATTTGAAAAAGCTTCGAGGGTAGAACGTGCGGCGGCTAAAGCAAAGGCTGGCCTATTGGAATCCGTATACGGTGTAAATCAAGCCGTAGCTGAAACGGTGGGGGCAAGTAATTTTGCACGTGCGCAAAGTCTTTCTGCAAAAGATCAAAACAAATTACAAAACTCTATCGGGGAAAACCCAGATTATTGGAAACGCCAGACTGAAAACATAATTAATTCTAGTGCTCAAAATGCGCCTCTTATAGCACTGGGGGTTTTGACAGGTGGGGCAACATTGCCTATGACGGCTATGTTTGTATTAAAGTTTGGTCAATCTTACGCTGAATCTCGCAGGCTGGGGCTAGACCCAGCGACAGCAAACGCTCGTGCTACGTGGATGGGGTTGGCGGAAGTGCTGGGGGAAATACCGGGTTTTGGTAAACAGCTAAGTATTGTACGAAACTCTTTAAGAACATCCCCGCTAGAAAGTTTAAAGCAATGGGTAACTAAAACCGCGAAGAAAGAAATAGCGGGCGAGCAGTTTACGCTTGCTATGGAAACTTTTGGAGACATCAAAGGGGTTTCACCTTTTGGCGTTAACCAAGCACCGAGTGTCGAGCAATATCTGCAAATGATGGCAGATACGCTAGTGCAGACTGTTGGGCAAAGCGCTTTAATGGGCGGCACTGTTTCAGCAGTTGGTAAAACTGCACAGGTAGCCAGAGATCGTTTTACTCCACCTGTACCTGCTGAAGAAGCTATACCAACTGCTGAACAGCTCATGCGGGAAAAAGGGTTCATGGGTGGAGATCAGCGTCCAGAACTCAAAGGTCTGCAAGCGACACGTAAGCCAGACCTAGAGACAGATACGCCAACACCAGACCGCACACTATCTGCGCTGGAGAAAGCTCGTAACGAGGGTATTGAAGTTGATGCACCGCCCGGCCCAACGCTATCCGCTATGGAGCGTGCGCGTAATGAAGGTATTGAAGGTGCACCAGTAACGCCGCCTATCGAAGCACGTGTGCAAGCCCGCACTACTGAGTACGAGCGCCAAGGCTATATGCAAGATGATGCTCGCTTGATGGCCGAGCGCGATATAGCTGCGGAAGCGCGACAAGATGTGGGTGGCCGTGCAATACAACGGCAAGATTCTGAGGATGAACGCCGTACCGCTGAAGGCCGTGCTGAACGTGCGGCTATGTCTATGGAGGCACCAAGTGAACTACCTGAGCCACCGTCTTATGTCACTCAACCCTCAGCAGATGAGTACGGCGCTGCTGTGCCTAGCGGGGCAGATAGAACCCCCCGAGGACCTAAGTCAGCTTTCGACCGAGGACTGGATACTGCTAGGAGTATTACTGGAGAGCTTGATGCACGAGAAAGAACTGAGCGTGCTTCACTAGACGCAAACCAGCGGCGCATTGAGTCTGACATCTCTAAAGCATTCGCACGTGAGGCTACGCCTGATCTGGGTCCGATACTAGGCGCAAGCTGGACGCGCAGCACTCTTGCTAGGAACCCTACGCCTGAAGAATATCAAGACGCAGCATACGCACGGCTGGAAGAACTAGACGGCCAACGCCCTGACGACGCTGGTCCTGCGTTTGAGCGCGCTGCGGCTCCTGCACCGGCTGCGGCTAAACCCGCTGAAGCAAAAGCAGAAGTTAAAGAAGAAGCGCCAGCCGGTGCCAAGATGCGCCGCCCAACAGACCGTGAGAAGAGCAATTTTTCTGCGTCGGCGGTTATCGACTTTGGTCCAGCAGGACAGGCTGTTATTGCAGAGGGTCTTCAGGACGTTTATATACAGGACAAAAAAGGCAACGAGCTTAGCGTAAGGCAGTGGGACTCACGCCCCGGCAGTATCAAAACAGCGGCGGAGTTTCCAGCGTTCGTGCCCGAGTCACTGCGCCAGCCGATAATCGACTATCAAGATGCTGCGTATAAGAACAAACTGGGTACGCCTGAAACTCAAGCTGCGCTAAACCGTGCCCGCACTAATCTCCAGCAAGCTGTTGCAGCGCAACCCACAACGACCACGGAGAAACCTAGTGTCGCTCAAGCCCCTAAAGCCGTCGAAGCAAAAGAAGAAAGACAAGCGGAACCCGCCAAGCCAGCCGCATCCGCAGTAAAACCGGTTCAGACAACGCTAAAAGATGGTGAAGCTATTACAATTGAACCTGTTTCAACCCCTTCTGCATTTTCAAGTTTAGTACGCGCTGAGTATGGCGAACCCATATCTTTAGTTGCAAAAAATGATGCGGGTAAAGAAGTAGGTCGCTTAACTTACATGCCGAACGGTGGTCCTATTGACGTATCCGTAGGGGAGGGAGAACGTCGTCGGGGTATAGGTTCTGCGTTGTACGATGCGCTAGAAGAAGCGGGTGGAAAAATACCTGCGGCAGAAAGTGGTGTAGCTATATCCAAGGAAGCTCAAGCGCTTCGTGAAAGTAGAAAGAAAAAAGGATACAAGCCACTAGCCCCTGCAGAGTTCGAACCACTAGCCCTCGAAGCTGGTCGTAACGAAGCCCTTGAAGTCGAGCCGTCTGAGATTGCTGAAGTCAAGAAGGCAGAGCAGGCACTAACCAAAGCTGGTACGCCACGTAAACGTGCACCCGGTGCTGGCCCTAAAGTAAAAGAAACTTCAAAGACGCAAGCCGAGAAGACTGCGCAATCAAAAGCACTTGGCAAGTTTAATCGTGACGTTGCCCTGCTTATTGCTAAGGCCAAAGAGTTCAGCGAGCGTCAGGCCATGGAGACGTTTGAGACGCCAGACGAGTTTGAGTACAAAGAAGCTTTGCGCGATATGTACGCAGATCAGATGCGGGCGATTGTCTACGGTATATCCCAACGTACTGGCAGTATGGCTCAGGGCTACATCGACGCTAAAGGTTATATCCGCAGCCTCCCCGCTGCTTTGCGGGAGCGAGCCAAGGCTCTGCACGAAGGCACTGCTAAGCTTGAGGACTACCACGAGATACCACCTAAGCCAGAAGCCCTGATTGAAAGAGAGCGCAAGTCTGCGGAGTACAAGAAAGCTCGTGCAGAAGGCAAAGCTAAGAAAGAAGCTCTGGGTAAACCACTAGCTGCTACACGCCGCACATTCACTGACGCATTCAATAAGTGGTTCGGCGATAGTAAAGTGGTGGACGAAAACGGCAACCCATTGCAGGTTTACCACACCGGTGTGGTCGATGCTGAAGAAATTATTAGCGGTGCAGAGGTTCAGCGGCGGCTTGGTAAAGAGCTTATTTTTGCTAACGAGGGCGTTTACTTTTCAGCTGACCCTATATATTCATCACAGTACGGGCGTAACCGCGAAGGTGTGGTTATATATCCCGTGTATTTAAGCATTCAAAACCCGTTAGTCATTACTGATAAAAAAGAATTAACACGGCTAGAAAAGTTAAAACGAGTATTTCTTAGCAGCAAAGCCCGTGAGGACGCTAAAGTTGCGGACGTGACTGATCGCATGGTGTCCATGTATATCACCGAGAAATATAAGGCTGAGTTAATTGCGCAGGGCTACGACGGAATTATCAACGAAGCGTACAACGAGATTGTCGTTTTTGAACCAAACCAGATCAAGTCGGTCTTTAACAAAAACCCGACTACCGACCCACGCATCCTCGCTGCTACACGCCGCGAAGAACAAGAAGAACTAGGACTGTCTGAAAGCGACATCTATCGTATCGAGCAGCAGCTCGACATGCGCCCAGACCCTATATTTAAAGAACTGACTAGTCTGACCGGTGCGCTTATTTATATTGCTGAGTCGCCTAACCAGCTTGAGTCTGAACTTGCTTCGCGTCTGTTGCAGGACGACAACATAGACTCTATTGCGGATACTTCGCTACAAGTTGTTGAGACCGATACGACTGACGTTGAGCCACGCGCTAAGGAGCTACTAGACGACGATGCTGTAGGTGCATACATACCATACACACTAGGTGGTGGGGTCTTTCTGCGCGGCAGCAGCTACGGTGTGGATCAAGGCATAAACTCTGAGATTGTGCTGCACGAGGCTATGCACGCATCCGGTGCTAAAAAGATTATATATGTTGAACTAGCAGAAAAACAAAATGCGCCGGTACCGGCCCGCCTAGCGGAAGCTGTGTATCAACTGCGTGACTTGATGGACCGCGCCCGTGAGACTTATGCAAAGCTTACAGCGGCTGGCACTGCGCCTTCTGGTCTTGGGCGTTTGGCAGAGGCTGGTGCGTTCACAAATATTCAGGAGTTCTACGCCTACGGTCTGACTGACCCAAGCATGAAGTTGTTCTTGCGGGATGAAGTGCCGGGCATATCTACTAAGACTACGGGCTTTGACCGTTTCGTTGAAATTCTTATGCGCATGTTTGGTGTAGACCCAAGCTTGAAGTCCGGCTTGAAAGACCTGTTGCTGGTGTCGAACGAAATCATGGCGGCTAAGAAGCCTAGCGATAAAGCACTTGCTGAGCTTGCGCGTAATGATTTAGGTGGGCCGTTAGCTGCTAAACAAAACGACGCAGAGAATACGACTACACAGGCGAAAGAAGAAACTAAAGCTGACGCTGAAGAAGCTAAGCTAAACACCCCGATCTTTGAAGATCAGCTGGCAGCTATAGGCCTGACGCAGAAAGCCGCACGTACCGCTGAAGGCTTCCTCAACTACTTTGTAGAGAACTACTACAACCTGACCGGTACCGCTCGTGAGTTCTGGCTGGGGCAAGTACCTACCGATGCTTTACTCCGGACCATGAAACGCGCTGAGATTAAGCAGGGTGAGATCATAAAAGAGTTGATGCGGGGGGCGAACACTTTCAAGCTTGGGCAGATGAAGTTGGTTGAGTCGCTGGGTAAGGAGTGGCTGGCGCTGAAGTCTAAGGAAGGTATTCGCCTTGCCGAGGTAATGCACCAGTCAACAATTGCCCGCGTAGACCCGTCTAAGAATAAGTCTAACGGCAAGCTAAACCGTATGTGGGATGCTCTGACCCCCGAAGCTCGTACGGTGTACAACAAGGTGCGCGACTATTACACCACGCAAGCAAGACTGGCACACGCGGTAATAATCCAAAATGTGCAGAACTCGCAGATGAACAAAGAGTCTAAAGAGAAGCTAATAGAAACACTGGAAGAACTTTATGGGGATGCTTCTCGTATATCACCGTACTTCCCGCTTATGCGTTTTGGTAGGTTCTGGCTGCAAACTGGCAGGGGAGATAACCTGCGCTTTGAAATGTTTGAGAGTGAAGGTAAGCGCAACACTGCCCGTGCTAAGTATCTGAAAGGCATGAAGCGTAAAGGTGACGCCCGGTCGGAAGCAGATTTGCGTGAAAACAAAGAGCTTAGCGACGGCGATGATATTAATACGCTGCGTGAGCGCATGGCGGATAACAGCGACATCCTTAAAGATGTGCTGCGTAAGATTAGCGAGCTGGGTAATACTACAGATGCAACAAAAGAATCGCTGGCGCGTGATGTATTCCAGATGCACTTAATGACGTTGCCAGAGACTAAGTTCCAAAAAGCTTTCATCCATCGTAAAGACGTAGAAGGCTATTCGAAAGACGGTTTGCGCAGCTTTGTGACAGCTGGTAGTCGTATGGCTTCGCAGCTTGCTGCTATTAAGTACCAGCCTAAGTTGCGCCTAACGTTCAGTGCGGCTGTGGATAGCATCGAAGGCAAGACCACACGTGCAAAAGACGAAGCACTTATCAAGGCGCTGGAGAACCGCATACGGGGGAACATAGCACCACCAGAGCAAAACGGTAGAGCCTACGATACGTTCGATAACCTTGTGCACTTCGCAACTAAGTTTACGTTCATGTATCACCTGACAGATATGCGAGCGCTCATGAACAATCTGTGGGCGTTGCCGTCTCGCTCAACCCCTGTGCTTACTAAACACTTTGGTCCACTAGCTGTGCTTAAACAGATGGGTAAGTTTACTCGCCACGCGTACGCACAGGTAGGTGTAACTAAAGTCGATAAAGATGGCAACGTGTCTTACACGCTCCCGTCGTTTGGTTCGTCCGCACTAGTTCGTAACGACCCCCTGCTGCAGTACGCGGTAGAAGAGATGGACAAACGTGGTATTGCAACACAGGGTACGCAGACTTTTGATCTGTATCTGAAAGGCATAGGAGAGTCCGCCTCTAAATTAGGACAAGGCTTTGATGCCTCTGTGCGAATCTCTGGCGCGTTACACCAAGGCTCGGAGCGCGTTACTCGTGAAGTTACATTCTTGACGGCGTTTAAGATGGCGATGAGTACTCCGCGCCTAGGTACAAAGAATAAAATGACTAAGGAAGAAGCTGTTGAGTTTGCGCATGATGTGACAGATGAGGCGCTGTACAACTTCCTACCAGAAAACATGCCGTCGTGGACTCGTAACCCAGTCGCTAGACTAGCCATCCAGTTCCATAAGTGGGCTTTCTTTACGTCGTTTTACTACGGCAGCAACATGAGAGAAATGTTAAAGCCTCTGCCGGGCAACACCAGACGCGGTGCTGCGTACGCACTGTTAGGGTCTCTGAGTATGGGTGCGGTTGGTTCTGGCATCACGGGCGTGTTTGGAGTCAGCTTTGCAATGGGTATGTATCAGATGCTGGCTAATATGATTAGCGATGACGACGATGGCGATGAAGATATCTTGAAAGGTATGGACATTACACGTTGGTTCAAAGAAGTGTATCTGCCAGCGGAGTATGGCAATGTGAGTATCGGGGGTTATAAACTTAGCGATATGATGGCCGACGGTGTTCTTACTACGGTTTCGGGTGCAGACTTTACTTCTGGTTTGTCTGAAGGCAGTCTATATTTTAGAACCACACCGGACTCTATCGACTTTGACAGTGCGCTTTCCAACAGCACAGTTACTATCTCTGCTCCAGCAGTGGGTACGCTTGCAGGTATATACAAAGCAGGTAAAGCTTATGCAGAAGGCGATACGTTAAAGGCTGTGAGCAAATTCATTCCTGTTAAGACTATACGTGCTCCATTTGACGCATACAGGCTGGGTAAAGAAGGCGCTAAGACGCCGGGGCTAGAGTCAAAGATAGACCCTGAGGAGTTTACAAAAGGTGTGTTGTTTATGCAGGCACTGGGCTTTCGCCCTGCTACGCTGGCTAAACTTGAAGATGCGGACGCGTTTATCAACAAACACAAACGCCAGATTCAAACTGCGCGGGGCGACATCATTCGCAGGTTTGTGAAAGCAAATCAATTAGGTAGAGATGATATTGCGAAAAAAGTGCAGGGAGAAATCCAAACATTTAACTCTACGTTTAGGCATTCAGACTTGACTATCGATGACGATGCGATTGATAGCTACATTGAATCCGTAGAAAAACGGCGGGAAAATACGCGACGTGGTATGGAGGTAGAGGAGAAGTTTTATCAGTTGTACCCAGTCAGGGAACGTGCGGTAGATGCCGCTGATAGGGGTAGATAAAAAGACCCCCGGACTGGCCGGGGGAAGTACTCAGCAAGAAGGAGAATGACAGGTTGCGAAGGAGCTAACAACGCTTCTGTCGGGTTTAGTATAGCTCAGACACGCCAGATTCGTACACCCTGAATGTCATTCTCTATTACTGTTTTTGTAACAACGTCATACTGTAGTCGTTCGACTACAAACATAATGTCTGCCGTAGCCTCGTCAGGGTTTAGGCAGGGGATAAAGAACGACGCCCCCCGCTTAAACGCTTTCCAGTTAACCTGATACACCACTCCCTCTATCCGCATCTGTAGCCCCCGGCTGGATATAGTCATCCATGCTGATGAACTCTGGAGTGCTGCAGTCGAACATCATCACATGGACAGGAGTGCCCTTAATCTTGGTGCCCGTAGTCATACGGCGTGTAGTCGAGCCTAGGTATATGCTCTTGGTCTCTAGCTGCTTCAACGTATTCTTGGCGTTGACCTGACGCTTCACACAGTCGTCTCGGAAGTGCTTAGCCACGATGTACATGCGCTTGGTGTCAGGCTCGTATCTGATTATTAACTCCCCATATGGCTCCTGTAGCGGGGCTGGGGTTAAATTAGTACGCTGGTCTGCCTCACCGTTGATGACTAGTACGTGGCGCAAGTGCCGGTTGATATAGTCGCCGATGGTATTAGTTGCATCATCTATGGGTGCCTCGTTGTCGTTACGCACGTCACGGATCATGCTGCAAGCCCACTTGTACACAGCTTTCAAGTCGTAGTCGATCAAGCCCAGACGCTTAGCGATCAACCCGCCGGTTATGTTACAGGCCACGATAGCCGACCAGAACCGCTCCCGCTGAGTTAAGCGCAACTCCTTATCTATCTTGGCCTGTACTTCTAGCAAGCTACGTACAGCCTCTTCACGATTAGCCACAAGCCACTGGGCGTAGATGTCACCAGCAAAACCGTAGTTATCACGCAGCACATGGTCAAACATATTCTTGCCTTCTTCTGTGCTGATGGAGTTGCTGTATCCGATCTCGTACTCGATAACCCGCATACGCTCACCGTCAGGCGTGTTCTTTAAAGCGCCCAGCTTTTCGTAGAACGATGCGTTTGCACTAGCCAAACATAAGCTATTCCATGAGGTCATGTTCAGGCGCAGCTCGTTGGCTGATGCCTTCTGCCGGTCTTTGCCCCGACCTTGTGACATGGCGTACGACAGGTCTGAGAACTCCTCGGACTTCATATTGGTGATCTCATCCATCGTGAACGGCAAGTTATTCATGACCCCCAGCCGGTGCATCCTAGCGTTCATCGTGTCTCGCGGTATAGCCATAAGGCGCTCGGGGTGCCCCCAGATGCTGTTGCACATATACAGAGTCGTGGACTTACCGCTACCAGAGTTCTTAAAGATAACGTTGATGATGGCCCCGTTCAACCCTGTAAACTTAAGCAGCGGCGATCCAAACCCCGTAAGTGCCGCAAACGCATTCGGCTCCAGCCCCGGTCTGTTGTACAAGTTAAAGACTTCTTTCCATTTTTCTATCGTACCTTTAGGGGTCATCCATTGCGCTATGGTTGCGGTGTGTGATGATGGGGGGCTGTAATAGATTGCATCTGCAGTTATCTCGCGGTCGCCCACAATAAACTTGCTGTCGTTATCCACCCAGCCGAACTGTGTTCTCATAAGTTCTGCCTTCTTTGATATTTGTAGTTCTTTGACGCTGGCCAAAATGCAATGAGATAGGGTCTCCATCTGCTTCGGGTATCCGGCAACTCCCTGCTTGGCTAGCACCTTGCGTAATTCTTCTTTGACAATGATCTGGTTCAGCGGCGCTGTGAACTCCATGACTCCGTCACGTGGCAGGTGCAGTCGCATTAAAGCAACTTCGCCATGTTCAGGGTCGCGCATACGCTTGACTACATAGAGGTCATGCTCGTACACCAGCTCGTCATCGTCGTCTTTAACTTCCCTGTATATGCCGCCCGTCTTGCCACGGTAGTACGGCCATGGGTATGGGGGTATGACGACTTGTACAGGTTCCTCGTCTTCCTCAGATTCAGTCTCAACTACATAGCCCTCGTCAGTCGGCTCATCTCTGACTATCTCCTTACCCAGAACGATAGGCGTTGTGATCTTGCCCTTGTGCTGGCACCCGTCACAGCCGCCGGGGTTCCACTTCTCAAACGTGGTGCAGAAGTGAGGGCCTCCCTTACGCTGCAAGTCCTGAACCTTGATCTCGACTTCCTCAGGGTCATAGCCGGGGTACTGCTCCGACATCTTGTGCGCAGCCGTTGCGCCTTCCTCACAGAACGCAGTGATAGACAAAGCCGAGCGCCACAGGTCGTAACTGATCGTGTCTTGATTCCTGAAGCAATACACTAGTTGCTGGCAACCTTCGTTTTTTGCCGACTTCATCATGATCGTCTTAAACTTGGCGATCCGATTCCCCATGAGGGATAGAGTCAGGGCGCTACGCTGGATGTCACGGCGCGGTGCGAACTTCTTAACCGGCGCATCCACAACGCCTATTGTTTCCCGCATCTGTGCCAGCGTCACAGTCTTGCCCAGCGTTACTGCTTCTACCTTAGCTGGTGGGCTACCCTTGAAATTTAAAGTGTCGGGGATGCGCAAGATACGCGCCGCCTCAAATACGCTAGGGTCTACGATCAGGTTGTGAATCCGGCACAGGTCAAGCAGTCGCTTAGCTACCGGCTCCCATTGCCCACGGGATATAACCTCGTCAAGAATCCAGTACAGGTGCCAGCCCCGTCCAGAATTCACGATAGTAGGCTTGGGCAGACCGACCGTTTTGCAGAACCGCTGAAGCTCCTGCATCCCCGTAGCTTGGTCTATGTAGCCTTCAATCTTGTTACCCTTTTTAGGGTTTGGTACGGCTTTGTCAGGGCCGCAGTCAATGTCCATCCAGAACGCTTTGAAGTACTTAGCGTTTTCTTGTTGCCTGTTATCCCCCGTTTCGTACTTGGCGCAACCAAAATACACATTGCGTTTTGCACTTAGGAATTTGTCCGCAATTTCGTTTAATTCTTGTCTGGTCTGAACTAGTTCCTGCTGCACTGATTTGCCCTTGATGCCAACAACGGCGAACCACCCATCGGGCGATAGCACGTTATCTAGTAGGTCAAAGTCAGCCATGGTTTTTTAGAGGGTAAAAAAGGGGAGGATTGCTCCCCCCCAAAAGCCGCACCCACGTGCGGCGTAATTTTACTTGCTGCGATTCAGCTCTTGTATAAGCTCGTCAATAAGCATGATGTGTTTGGCTGCTGGGATGCAGAGTCCTGTGAACCAGTTGTAGACCGTAGTGCGGCTCACACCGATACGGCCTGCAATCTCGGACACTGGACAGTCTGCAGCGATACATACCCTACCCAGCAACACACCCGGCGACTTCTTACTAGCACGCCGGTTTGCGCTAACGAGCTGTTGGCTATAGCCGTAGCTCATGTATTACTCCTCGTCGTCACTCCAAGCACTAACCACGTCAGCCAAACTCTTGGTCTCCGCAGGGGGTGGCGTTGCCTTTTTACTAGCGCGTTTCGTAGGTTCAACGACAGGAGATTCCTCCTCTTCCACTTCCACGGTCGCCGCTTTAGTAACAGGCTTCTTCGCCGTCTCGAACTCTTCATTCGCGCCACCCTCACCCTTGTCCACAGCAGCTACGGTCAGCGTCACGGCCTTCTGCGCTTCAGGCGAAGCTACAGCTGTATCCGCTGCGGCTTGCAGTTCAGGATGCGAAGCTACAAAATCAACAGCGCGGAACAGTACCGACTGATTGTCGTTGTCCTCATTGAAAGTAACTTCTGTAATAACACCGTCGATGTTCTCGCCGTTAGCAATAACGTAGTCGATGTAAGCGTTCAGCGGAAACACCTGACCTGCGCCTTTACCGAAGATAGACTTCGATGCAAACTTCATCTGATAGATGTCGCCGTGGTTATTGCCACCAACTTCATCAGGCATGATGACTGCAACACGACGCTCAAAGCGACATGCACGTGTATTACCGGAACCAGAACCTTTGACGTTCTGTGGGCAAGTCTCACAAGTCTTACCCTGTGGCGCTCTGATGCTAGCGTCAGGCTTGTTGCCGTCATTTGACCAGCAGTCAGGCGCAGTGGCTTCAGCGTTAGGGTCGTACGACTTGATGTAGAACTGACGCTGTGCATTAGCTTGCGCTACACCTACCAGTACAACACGCAGTGGTGGCTTAAGCTTGCCAGCTACGTCGCCGTTAACTACACGGACGAACATACCGTTACGTGGTGAAATGCGTTTAAGCCTACCACCCTGTTTCATCAGCGACTGTGTCAGTGCACTAGGGGATTTCTTACCAGCGACTGCTACATCGCGGTTCTTAAAGATTGAGATATCGTTACTCATTACGTACGGCTCCTTCTAACTGTGATTGCATACTTGCTATCTACAAGCATACCGGGGGGAAATACATCTGGGTTGTCTGCTAAAAACTGCTTCATGTTGGTTTGATGCACGCGCTGTTCTAACAACCCTAGTGCATCGTTTTCTTTTATGAACTTGTGCATCGAGTCCCAGTCGTTAGTCCAATACCTTGTAGCCACGCGACGCATCACGGTACCGGCGGGGGTCTTAACACTCGTTGCTTCGTTCTTCTTAAACATCTCCAACATCTGCTGCTCAACGACCGCCATTTGTTCTACTAGTGTTGCATCAGCGGTTGCGTATTCTTTTGATAGTGCTTCTCTTGCGTCGCGTATTTTTATATAAACTTTAGTAAGTTTGTTTATAGGTATATCGTCCATCATTAGCTCCTTCGTTAGTGCGGGGTCACAGGGCACTTGGAGTGCTACAAAGGATCGCCCTGCCCCCGCTGCGGTAGTTACTAGCGCCACACACCGCTCGGCTTGTCAAACCTCACTACTCACTCCCACTACACAAACACGGGTGGGTACTCGCTGCACTGTTTGCGACAGGCTTTTGCCCAATCACGCCACGCGATATGCGAAGCCAGCATCCGCTTTCCCCAAGACCTACTATACACCATCTCTTAACAGTGTCAACTACTTTTCGTTGAGTTCTTGTTTGTACAGATCAATTATTTTTGTATGGTTGGCAATGTTGCCTTGCAGCACGTTGTACATACGTGTCTCAACTTGACTACCTTTGATATGCACGATAGTCATAGCGTTCTTCTGGCCGGGGCGATTGATACGTGCGTTTGCTTGTAGGTATGTTTCTACACTAGTGACAGGTGCGTACCAGATTATTGTATCTGCTGCTGTAAGCGTAACACCGTGCGAAGCTGCCTGTGGTTGAATGATTAACACTTTAGGGTCGGGCTTGTTCTGGAACTGCTGAAATATCTCGAAGCGTTTACCCGCAGAAATCTGTCCATTAATAATCTCACTAGTTATGCCAACCTTAGTCAGATGATCTTTGAGTAACTGTATCGTATGCGTGAACGGTACGAACACTAGCACTTTATGGCTAGCCTCTTCAATAACTTCCTGCACAACTTTCAGCCGGTTTGATACGTCGAACTCAATGACCTCCTTATTGTCAGAATAGACAGCGCCACCAGAAATTTGCAGAAGTTTATTAAGCTTAACTGCTGCGTTGACAGCGGTAACCTCTTCACCGCCCGCGTCCATCAGCATCTGCTCTTTCAAAATCTTATAATACATTTTTTGCTGAGACGTAAGCGGTGCTTCACGCTCGACATACGTAACGTCTGGTAGGTCAAGACACTGCGCTTTCTCAAACCGTATCGCAGGTTGCAGTGCATTGTGTACTGTCACCTCTGCGTTAGCGCGGGGTACCCAGCGGAACTGCCCGACCTTCTCCATGACCTTGTCGCGGAACTGACCGAAGAACTTAGGTATGCCGTCAGGGTTAATAAGCTTAGCCAGACCGAACGCATCGACAGGCGACTGTGCGGCAGGTGTGCCAGTAAGCATCCACAACCACGTGTCTGGTGTGAGTAGTGTCTTTAATGTTTTCCAGCGGTTAGTCTGTATGTTCTTATATGCAGAGGCTTCATCAGCTACAATCAGGTCGAACCCACCGTTGGCTATCTCGTCTTTAATAATCTCAAGCCCGTCGAAGTTTACGATGACAAACTCAGCACCGCCTTGTACTACCTTGACGCGTTGCTCCCGCTTACCGTACGCAATGTCACAGCTGCGATGCACGGCGAACTTGAACAAGTCTTGCTGCCATGCGGACTTCATAATAGACAGAGGGCAAATGATAAGCACACGACGCACCGCGCCTATCTTCATCAGATAGTCAGCCGCCCAGATAACAGCAGCCGTCTTGCCTGTACCCTGCTCGTTAAAACAGAATGCACGTTTGCGTAGTGTCAAGAATGCAGCGGTTTCTTTTTGATGTTCAAACGGCTTGAACAAACCCGGCCAGTTGTAGTCACGATTTATCGTTGACGGTACACCCTTAATCTTTAGATCGGTCAGGGCTTGCGCTTCTTTCAGCCCAAAGAACACAGCCACATCATGCAGCCCGTCTGGGAGCCAGCCGATGATCTTACTCTTCTTAATCTTCTCTATGACTAAGAGCGGCCTTCTAGTCCTGATGACTATTACCTTGTCGTTTACGATTTGCATTATTTCTTGGGCGCATTCTTTTTAACGGTATGGTCTGAGTTGCGGCTGAACGAACGATTTGCGCTTGGCTTCTTTAGCTTCAGATTTGCTGGTGCATTCGTACCGCCCTTTGAAAGCGGCACCACATGGTCAATATCTTTCCCGGCGCGTTTAACACCTTTCTTGTCCATCTCATTACGGGCACGTTGCCGTTCCATACGATCTTCATGCTCACCTCGTGAGAGTTGTTGTTCGTACTCTTTCTTGTACGGCCTAGTTTTGTTTACGTAAGGCATGACTAGCCCTTTCTATTGTGTGCACATTCAGTGACCGGACAGAACTTACATAGCGGCCCGGAGTTGGGGTTCCATACATTGTTTTTAATAGCTGCTTCAAGCCGTGTAAGCTCCGGCTCCATGGAGTTCATATACGACCTCTGCATCATGAACTCGTGTTCTTTCTTTATCATTTCGTTGCTAACCACAAACAGCAACGCAGACTTAATCTCCATAACTTTTGGGAAGTGCGTGAACACCGCACCGGCTAGCAGGTCTAGCTGCTTTGTATCTGCGTACTTGGCGTTCTTGCTAGTCTTGTAGTCCACAAGGTAGGCTTGCTGTTTCTCCTCGTTGACTATGAGCAAGTCAGCTATGCCCCGCCACCAGACATCCTTAGCGAAGAAATCACAAGGCGTGAATTTACCATCCCTCTTCGCAACGCCGAGTTTAAGCTCACAGTACTTCTCGCCCGGAATTTTTTGTAACGCTTCAAGTGTTTTGCCAATGAAACGGAAACGTGCGGGAAGAGGCTTGCCTAAACCAATAAACTCCTCCGCCGCCGTATGAAGCTCCGTACCGTAGAGCGTTGCAGTCGTGTCCGCATCTTTAACATCTTTCGCTATTTTTAAGTGATAGTATTTCTTCGGGCATTGATCGAAAGTTTTGATGCTGCTGTATGACCACGCGATGCTCATAACTTCCTCTGGCAAATGAATGCTTGAATCTCTACGCGGAACGCACCGGCGAATTTGCAGTCTGAAGCTATACGGCTCTCTGCATTAGTACTGCCGATGTACAACCCCAACAGGAATAGCAGCACTGCCATCATGGAACTAGCCCACCACGCGGTAACCGCTGCCCATACCCTCTTAAAGTTAATTGTGTCTACTATCACTAGCATTCTCCGTAATTACTACCATGTCCCGATTCGCAGTTAAGCGGCAGGTCTAGCGCCCATTCAGGCCGCAGCTTCATACACAGCTCTACGTACTCAATCCCGCGCTCAACTTCTGCTTCAGGAACTATGCAAGCAACCGCGTCATGCACCGTCATTACCACCTTGTACTTCCTAGCTATTCGCAACATCTGGTCACCGATTGCTAGTCTGGCTAAAGCTTGGCATACGTTCTCTGTTACCTTACCGCCGTATATCCTATTAGGTATAGTCGCTTTCCCCCTCTTTGTATCGTACACGGTTTCTGACGTGCCGTCATCCTTTTGCACCCGCCGTATGTTAGGGTATTTTATGTACAGGCCGTTGGGTAACAGGATGCCTTTCTTGCCGTCAACCTTCAGTACATCGTCACGCCCGAACTCGAACGACTGGTCATCACGTATGTAGTCCAGAGCCTTACCAGCAGTCTTCCAGAACGCGGTGATCTGTGGGTATGTACGCCGGTATGTATCAATGATGCGCGTAGCTTCTTCCAGCTCGATATACACTTTGAAGTTCTTTAGCTGTGCCTGAAACTTAGCCGCACCCATGCCATAACCGCAACCCAGAATAGTTGTCTTTCCGACAAAGCGTTCGGCGGGGGATATGTCAGGGATATGCTTGTTGTATATAGCAGACGCCATGATCTTATACACGTCCTCACCTGCTTCAAACGCAGCCACAAGGTCGTCCTGTTCAGCCAGCCACGCCAGCGTCCGCGCCTCGATCTGGGAAGAGTCAGCATCAATCATTACGTAGCCGGACGGGGCGCAGATGGCAGACTTCAGGGGCGACTTACGGGGTAGGTTTTGCAGGTTAAGCTTGTCGTCACCACCCCACCGTCCCGTGTGGGCGGCGTAATAGCGTAGGGGAACTGGCATAGATCCTCGGGAGGCAATCTCTATGAACCGCTGGGTACGGGTTTCCTCGAGCGTAGACTTTACGCCTAGC